TAACTGAACCAAGAGTGGTCAGGTCCTCGTTGAATTGATTGTGAGTGAAGTTATCAGGCAAGGTCGCTTCCAGTGTGTTCACTCGTACTTTCAAGTTTGATACATCAATTTGTAATTGCTCCAATTGGATCGAATTATCGAAGATACCTTTCTCCCACCGGTTAACATCGCTTTCTGTAATGTCGTCATCCGCTTTCCAGTCAAGCTTGGCATTGTAACTCATTGCGCCTCACCACTCCTTACTTCAAATGTGAACCGGAGAATTAGCCTTTGCTGGTCAGTCACATCAAGGCTTGGCAATCGTTCAGTTATCAAATTGCCGCTGTCATCAAGAAGCTTCAGTGAGGTGACTTGTGTTATTCCTTTCTGGTTATCCGTAGCCACAATGACCTGTCGGCCCGTCCTTGTCACACTTAAAATCGGGATCGTCTGATTGTTGACAATCAGGGAGCCGATTCGATTCTTCAGGTCTTCTGCGGCTCTTTCCAAATAGGCATTGTTTATCATAACGTCACCTCGCTTTGATACTTCATTAATTTCATTCCAACCCGCAATTCAGCGATTGTATGGTATCGACGCAACGTCAATACAATGTTGTCGGTGATCTCAAGAACATCTGGGCTGCCAAGTTCATACTCAACATCAATGTGCGCCGGTTTAACTTCTTCTAATGCCGCAGCAATTTCACCTAGATCCAAATCAGCAAGATCGTCAAAGTGGATTCTGATCCTGCCGTTAAACGTGACGTCAACCACTCGATCAGTAAACGCCTGGACAATAGCACGCGCCATGCTGGCCGTAAACTTCCCAGTTCCGCGCATTTTTGCCAGAATGGCCGCCCTGCGTTCCTGCAGCGATTTAGAAGGGTTTGTTTTGATGCCGTACTCTCTTTCATAAATAGAAAGAGCCCAAGTTGCCGTGTTTACCGACATCTGGGCCTTTAGGTCTTCGATTGCTGCTTCCCTGCTCGCATATTGCGGTGACTCTGCATCAAATATCTGTTTGAATGTGTCAGACTTCCGCATGAAGGGCTGCAGGCGTTTGATCATCGTATCACTAGACATTGACCGCCACCGTCCCAAGCACCGCAACTTGTTCATTACCGATGGTGACGTTCGTTATGCCTCCATTCAGCTGCAGGCCAGAATAGTCTTCTATGCCTTCGCTATCAAGGATGGTAGCACCGACCTTGGCATAGCTGACGATTGATTCAACGAATGCAATCTCTTTAAGGTATTGAGACAGATTCGCTTTGATTGAATCCACAGCTTGCTGCTGAGTGTAGCCAGTAGACAATGTGACGCTCACGGTGATGTTGATATTTACACCTGTGGCGCTCACTATCGTAGCGAACGCTCCGAGTGGTGCCGCGCCATCCCCTTCACCAGTAATGCCAGGATCGATGTACTTTTGAACTGCTGCCACAAGCGATTCGCTTGCAGGCTTTTTGTCGCTGTCGATGATGACCACTTTTACTGTATTGTCACCGGCCCAAAGCGGAATTACCCGGGCATCACCGACTCCCGGCACCTCTTTTGCCCAATTTTTGTAATGAGCTTTATTCCCACTTGTAGCCGGTGTGCGGATATGTTCATAATAACGAGCCAGCAGGTCAGCATCAGATTCGGCTTCGAATCCGTCTATAGTCGGCGCCGGGTTGTTAACGCTAGTAAAACCAGGAATAGTCACAGGAAACAACGTGATTGTGTTAGCAGGTACATTACCGCCAGCTCCGGCTACTACAGCAGAAACGGCGACTGTTCCACTGACTGCGATACTCTTGGTTTCAGTGGAGCGAAACTGAATGCCTCCGATTGTCTCAAATAGATCCCCAACGTTAATTGTTCCAGTACCAACTACAGTCGCGCTGCCGTGGGCATATGTTGCTGCTTTCCGCTCAATGCCTGTTCTCTCATATATGCGCTGCGCCAGTTCATCTCCTGACAGGTTGTCGATATCAAGCTTTTCCTTGGCATTGTCAAGGGATTGATCTGTTTTTGCAAACCTCTCTGCAGCCGGTTTTAAAGAATCGTAGATGAATGATCCCGGACTCTTGTCATGCTCTGGTGAAACCGTGGCCAACATTTCTGACAATATGGTTTCTGTGTCTGCCATCTACACCGTCACCGCCTCTCGCGTTGTACCGTAAATGCTTCCTACTTCAAACTCGATAATCAACCGCTCGCCTTCTTGCGAAAAAGCGAAATTCGTTACTTGTGTAATCGCATCATTTATCATCAGTGCCTCACTCAGCATGCGTTCGTACTCAGCGCGAGAAAAGTCCGGATGAAAGTTTTTGCCGATCAAAGAATAATGCTCGCTACCATAACCGGTGCCCGTGTAGATAAGCGAGTCCTTCACTGTGTTTAGCGCCTTTTTAACCCACTCTTCCACATACTCAATGCCAGACACTTCAACCAACTTCCCATCTTTCAAAACGAAGTCGCCAGTTTCGTAGTCCCATTTGAATGTACGGTGAACGGTTCGGGAAGTAGTTTGTTGCGCGATTTCGGATGCAGGAAATTCCAACTGAGCTATTTGCGGTAGGCTCATTCTGAATCCTCCTTCCACACGCGAGCAGTAACAAACCATTGTTTCAAGTTTTCATCTGGCTGCAAGATCACTTTATCGCCTTCCTTAAGGCCATCAGTGAAGGTGATTGTGGCTTTCATCTTGTTTTCCTCGCTATCCGGGTTATCAATGGGCGGAATCGTCAGTTTTGTAACTCGCCTCTGTTCAATGGTTCCATCAGGAAGGCGAAAATCGATTCTGATGGGATGGCTGTCATCTAGTCCCGATAGTTCAACGCTTGTCAATTCAACGGTACGCTTATATTCAGGCATAAGGTCTTCAGAAATGACTAAATGGCGACTCTCCAAGACAATGCTTTCGCCATACTGGATTTTCATTGGCGATACCGAAACGACTTTACCGACACGCGGTGCCGTACTTGGAGGATTTTGGTTAGCCTTGTGTAAAGCAGCAATCGTTTTGGCCAATCGATCAACACTATCCATATATCCACCTCCTACTTCACGTCTTCTGGCAGCGCCAGTTCCAACTGCATGGTATGGATCTGATTTTTCACTTCATGCTTAACTGCCGTGATCATAAACTGCCCTTTCATACCTGTGATCGGCTCTGTCACATCAAAAAGGCGACCTGCTTTGAAAGCAATGTCGCCCATTAGTCTAATACTATTAGTTTCGTGAACCTTCCCTAGTCGTTGCAGAAGAATTCGGGACACCTCTCTGGCTTTCGCTGCATCCTCAACATCGATTTTGAAAACTTCTTCAAGCAGGCCGTACTTCTTAATTAAATTTTCGTCCTGGGAAGTGGCCACAACCTCATACTTCGGTTTGGTTTTATCTTTATCATCATTCTCGATCAGAATTTTAACGCGGTTACGCATGCTCTCGATTGTCCTGGTTCGATCCGCTCCCAGGGGATTAGACAGCACATCTATAGCTGCTACGTTTTCGGCCAGCTTAAATGTGCCTTTAATGACAAGATCCTTCATTTCCTCGAAGTAAATCTTCCCTTGACGCATTTCAACGTTATACCGTTTCCCAGACGCTCGTTCATGGAGTTTGTAGATATCATCGATGATCTCTGCCGGGCTCTTTTCGATGTAGATCTCATCGATGAGTGTCCCCATTTCCGGTACGCTGCCGATAAGCATTCCGAAGTCATTGAGTATCTTCGTAATAGCTTGTGATGCTGAAATTTTATTGAACTGATACACACTCTTTGACTTCCCAAGATACCAGGCATAATCATAGACTGTGTATTTCATTGCGCCTCTTCCAGATCGACCCTCTGTGACTATAACTCCGCGGTTTACTTCTTGGCCATCTTTCGTTAGGATAACGACATCGCCGAGATCACAAGGATTAACTGGCAACAACTTCGTGTCTGACCAGTTGATATCAAACTCCATGGAGGACATCATCGACAGGTTCGAATCCCACGATATACTACCGTCTAAAGGTGTAATGTCGTAGGTTTTTGAACCGTCGTTTTTCACAAGGAGTAGTTGAAACACAAAATCACCTCCTTGTAGTGCTGACGAGTGGAAATTCAGTCATCTGCATGGTGAAGTATATGTCTCCATCTCGCTTGACACTTGGCTCAAAATTATCAATTGTCACGGCCATATTCAAAGACTGACTTCCCTTTGAATCTTTGATCACCAGGCGAATAGGAACCTTCATATCCCGCCAACGTTCAATCGTGTCAACGTATTCCTGTCCCCACATGCTGCGGTTTTGTAGGAATGGATAATCACGAATAGGAAAGAAGCTTTTTATTTCTACGGTGCGAAGACCCTTAGTTCCTATCAGGTTAAGAGACTGCTGTAACCCATCCACTCTTTCGTTATTCCATGGAGAAGGCGCGGCATATTCGGCAGGAGGTACAGGCAGCTGCATGACTTCTGCGTTGTTGTTGATGGACAAAAACACATTGATCATATCATCACCCCGTTGCCCATACGTGTCTTTCAATCCGCGCCAAAAGGCTATCAGCCAAGTCCATGGAACTCATGTCATCTTTCAAGCGTGCATTGGTGTTTTTCTTGGTTGCATCCGTATTGCCAGCGGTTGCATCGGTATTGAAAGCCAACGCTGCCGTGTTTGCGTTTAATGCATCTGCCAGCTTTCTATCCCGGCTTGCCCTTGCGTCTTGCTGCTCTTTTCTCGCAATGGCGATATCGTCAATGTTGTTAGAGAACTTAGCTCTTCCGAAGTCAACTTGCGGAATGACATTCATCTTGCTGTCCCAAGTTGGAGCTACAGCATCGGCGAACTTGGCAGCACCAAAGTTAACATTGATTTTCTGTCCACCAACAGCTTCAATTGCCGCATTTAGTGGAGTGAGCATGTTTTGCACGCCCCATTGTGCGGATGAAACGATGGCATTCCACATATTTACCGCGCCAAACTTGATGCTGTCCCAAGCGAACTTGAATGTGCTTAATAACAAGTTGGCAAACTTGATATTTTCATTTACAGCCCACTCTGCAGCGCCAACAACAACATTCCACACCTCTTTACCCTTGGCTTTTACCGTGTCCCAGTTCTGTACAAGGTACACACCTGCGGTAATAAGCAATCCGATGGCAGTAATCACCATGCCGATAGGATTGGCAGTTAACGCAAGGTTAAAAAGGCGCTGTGCAGCTGTCATGATTCCGATTTGTCCCGATGTCACCAATGCTGCAGTTCCCATTAACGCGGTCTTGGCTGCAGTGAATGTGGATTCTTTGCCGAATAGAGCAGTCCATAGTGTAGCTGCAATTAGTGATGTTTTGTAGATGGCCAGTGCTCCGGTGATACCGTACACGATTGGGCCGATCACGGACCAGTTGTTTGCGACAAATGATGAAACTGTCCAAATAGCGCCAGCCACAGCTTTTGTGCCGTTGTAAATAGAGACAAGTGCGCTAGAGAAACGAGCCCCCCATTGACCTGCGGCATCACTTGCCATGAGTGCTTGGACACCCTTCAAATCGTTCTTGATTTCACCGAATAACGATTTAGTCACTTGGCCAAGCCCCAATGTTGCCGTTTCGCGGATATTAGCCACGGTGTATTCAAATGTGCTGGACATTTCTTGCATTGAGCCGGCAAAGCGCTTGTTCAATCCTGTTACCAACATAGGCAAGACTTGATTTGAAAGAAGCTTTCCTTGCTCGGCAAGTTTCATTAATTCTGCTGGTGTTTTTCCCATCTCTTTAGCCAATAAGGACCACACAGGCACGCCCCTCTCGGCCAACTGATTGACTTCTTCGCTGCTTAATTTGCCTTTTGCTTGGATTTGACCCATAGCAAGGGCAATGCCTTTCATTGTGTCGGTGTTGCCGCCTACAGCAGCTACAGCATTTCCGAGCGAGTGCATAAGTGGTACAACTTGCTGACCGGCGAATCCCATCCCAAGCAGGGTTTTAGCTGCATCTTGCAAACCGGCAAACTCAAAAGGTGAACTTGTGGCGAGCACCTGCAGGTCAGACACCATTTTCTTAGCCGCACCTGCGGATCCAAGCAAGATATCGAAGGATTTCTCTGCCATTTCTGCGCTGGAGTTGGCTTTGATCCCCATTCCAACCATTGCGGTTGACGCAACTCCAGCTGCAGCTGCCGCAGCACCGACTCCGGTTTTTATCGACTCCCAAGTTGCGGTTCCCTGGTCTTTCAGTTCTTTCAAGCGCTTTTTGTATTCAACGGTGCCACCGATGATCTTTTTCAAGGTCGCGGAAACCCCGTCTTTGAGTACTAGCGTTTTGCTGATATCTTTAGCTGCCACATAATCACCGCCTTTCCAAACAAAAAAGACGCTCGATATGAGCGCCTTTCATCTTTATTTACAACACAACCGGTTCTGCTTGATTCGTTATAACATGGCGATTCACAGATTGGCAAAACTGGTTGATGCGTCCAATGTTGAAGTTATTTAAGAAGGTCACGCCTGACAACTCGCCGGCACTATTTACAAAATTAAGGATCAGGTAAGTATTTGGCATGCTCTTGACCTGTTTATTACCGATACCAGACATACCGCCAATGATGGTTCCTAACCCCGGCACCAACAAAGTACCAATGATGGCTCGACCGACAACGCTTTTGCCTTTTTCGTAGATCTCCTGCTCTGTCTTCACTTCAGCTGCTCTCATCCTGGAGAGAGGAATTTCGAACTTCTGTCCGAAGTGATCAATGAGCAATTTATCTTCCATCAGATACAGATCGCAAGCAGCTTTATTTTGGAGTCCGATCCCTTCAATATGTAACGCCGTAATCATGGCATCAGCGCCACTCGCCTGCATTTTCTTATCCATTTCCTTATGACTAGCGCGTTTTAAAAGTGAAAATAATGTTAAAACGATAACTGCAGAAATAGCGACAATTACAAAAAAAGCAGTCATTTTGTACCTCTCCCCCCATTGGAATATGAGGCTATTATACCTGATTTTCCCATGGAGGAAGAGATCAATTAAAGTGTAGGGCGTTGCGCTTCTTCTTTCATCTGAACGATCATTGATGCTATAAGAAGCCGCTTGGTTAGAAAATCAACATTCAACAGATATTCTGGTGTTAAGCCACGTTGTATGTAGTGATGAAGATAAGCAAAATCCTCATCACTATCAATTAGTTTTTTAGTTCTTCAGTAACCTTTCGAACTCCAGTTTCGTATCCAGCAAGTTGGAAAGCGTGTGAACTGATTGCACCGATTTCGCCATCTCTGAAGATCATATTCACGATGTCAAAAGGTTCAACGCAACCAAATTCCTTCTGCAAATTTGGATCCTTGATATCAGGAGAAATAACACAGTGATATACCATATAGACATCTGCCAATTCACTGCGCGAATCATCCTGAGCCATTTTTAAAGCTTCAATCGTAACTGCGCGACTCGGTTCTTGAATGGTGATT